GAAATGAAAAACCCAGAAATCCATTGCACCCATTCAGAGGTCCGAGCGCTTTCCAAACTAAAGGAGCACCCGGAGAATCCCAACACTCACAGCCCCGAACAAATTGCGCTCCTGGCAAAAATCATTGAGCACCAAGGTTGGCGGAATCCGATCGTGATCAGCAAGCAAACCGGCTTCATCGTTGCCGGCCATGCCAGGCTCCATGCGGCCATGAAGTTGGGACTCAAAAAGGCTCCGGTAGATTTGCAGAATTTTAGTGAGGAGGGATCAGAAGCCGCTCACCTGTTGGCCGACAACCGGATCGCTGAGCTGGCCGAATTGGACAGAACCAAGTTGGCCGAATTGATCGGGAGCCTGAATGGAAAGATCGACCTGGACTTGACTGGATTCGATTCCATTTCCGTTGAGGCGCTTCTGTGTGAGTTGAACATACCTTTGAACAATGAAAAAATCGACGAGGACGAACTTGGAAAGACAAACAATGAATGCCCCAATTGCAGTTTCAAATGGTAAACCGCCAACCGTGATTTCGACCTTTGCCGGTTGCGGCGGCTCATCCCTTGGTTACCATCAGGCCGGCTTCCATGAGTTGCTTGTGGTCGAATGGGATAATCATGCGGTGGAAACCTTCAAGGCCAACTTTCCTGAGGTGAATGTTTACCATGGAGACATTGCAAATCTATCCGTCGAGGATTGCCTGAGTCGAGCCGGTCTCAAGCCAGGGGAGTTGGATCTCTTTGATGGTTCTCCTCCATGCCAGGGGTTCTCGATTGTCGCGAGGGCAAAGGCCGGCAAGGCTCAGCACCGCGATCCAAGAAATAAACTCTTTGAAGAATTTTGCCGTTTGCTGAAAGGACTCCAGCCAAAAACCTTCGTGATGGAGAACGTCACCGGCCTGATTGCCGGAGATAATCGGCAAACCTATTTGGAAATTCTTCGGCAGCTCCGGGCTTGTGGTTATCGGGTGAAGGGTGAGGTTCTCAATGCCAAGTTCTACGGAGTTCCCCAGGCCCGCCGGCGCGTGATTATTATCGGAGTGCGAGAAGATTTTTGGAAAGAACCATCTCACCCTTCACCCCAGACCAAACCCATGACGGCATCTGAAGCGATTAAAGATTTGCCTTTGGACGAAATCATTCACTTCAAAAGAGGAACGCTCCGAAAACTTTGGGCACTTACAAAGCCGGGAAATAATTTTCAAAAAGCTCATCCCAACAACAATGCTTTCAACCAACACAAAGCCCATCCTGACAAACCCTTCACCACGATTCTCCGATCTTGTGGAATCAACGGTGGAAATGGTCAAGCCCATTGGGATGTTCCAGGACAGCTCTCCATCAGGATGGTAAAGCGGGCTTGCGGCTTTCCTGACGATTTCATATTGCCGGGAAAATTCACACAGCAATGGGCTCGCCTGGGCAACTCAGTTCCACCTCCATTAACCAAGGCGATTGCGCTACACATCAAGACGGAGATTCTTGCCCATGTCTAAACCAATAAAAAAACCCGCAGCCAAGAAACCGAAAAAGCCGGCAGCCAAGAAACCGAAAAAGCCGGCGAAGAAACCGAAAAAACCTGCAGCCAAGAAACCTAAAAAGCCGGCTAAGAAACCAAAAAACTCCACGGCCAAAAAGGACTTGCTGGATCCGGAGCAAGCGCAACTTGTCCTTCGCAAAGATCTTCAGAACATTGTTGAGAAGGCAGCTGCCGGAAAAACCCTGACTCGAGGAGAGCGAAAACTTCTGGAATCATCAGCCCTCACCGACTCGGCAAAAAGGAAAATTTCGATTGCTGATTTGGCCCGCTCAATGGGGGTGACTCCGAAAACAATCTACTGGTTGAGGGCTCACAATGATGCACCGGCCGGCACGGATGCTGACGAGTGGGAAGAATACATGATGGCCCGCTCGGTAGAAAGTGATCGCACCGGACGCGTCACAGATCTTTTCATGCCGGAGGAGATTCAAAAATTACGGGCGCGATTGTTGAAAGCCCAGGCAGGAAAAGAGGAGGCAACACGGAAGCTCCGCGAACTTGAATTGCGCCGGACTGAGGCCAACCTTGTTCCCGAGGCAGATGCCCGCAAAGCCATAAAAAAAGTTCTCGGCCCCTTGCGTGAGTTATTGGACGCGATGCCCAAGGCCGCCGCCGCCAAAGTTAATCCTGCCGACCCCGTTCATGGAGAGCAGGGGATTAGGGAACATCTCGACCAGATTTTCAAGCAGATGGGGAAGCTGACAAATGACAAGACTTGAAAAGTTTGCCATGTCCTTTGTGGAGTATCGGCCACAACTTTCTGTCGTGGAATGGGCTGAAGGAAATGTTGAATTGTCCGGGCGGATCACAGAACAACCGGGACCCTATTCGACAAGGCTCTACCCCTACGTGCGGGAGATCCTTGAATCAATTGGTGATCCAAACATTCGCCGGATCTCTTTGTGCTGGGGATCACAAACCAGCAAGACCACAACTTTTTATATCATGCTCGGGTTCATCATTGATCAGGCGCCGGCTCCGATCCTGTGGGTATTCCCCTCAGCCGGTCTCTGCAAAAACTTTTCCTCTGAGCGGTGGCTGCCATTCTGCATGGATTCACAAGTGCTCTCCAAGCATATCCCCAGGCAAAAGGATGGCGACCGGGACACAGATCGATTCACCCTGCTCAAGCAGGAATTTTCCAAGTGCACGATGAACCTGGTCGGCGCCGGATCTCAGGCCAATGTGCGTTCCTATCCGATTTCTGTTCTGGTGCTTGATGAGATTGATGTGATCGATGAAGGGATTCGCCGCGAGTGTCTTGACCGGATCAAGGGCAAGCGCAGTTTCAAGGTGCTCCAAAGTTCAACACCGGTCTCTGAGAATGGGGGGATCTGGCAGGAGTTTCAAGAGGGAGACCGCCGGCGCTACTGGATGCCCTGCCCTCATTGCAAAGAGGAGATCCTCTTGCGATGGAGGAATGAAGAAGGCGAAATGAATATCAAATGGAGTCCGGATGCCAAGGGGGAAGATGAGACACTCAATCTTGGAACGGTTGAAGCAACAGCTTTTTATGAGTGCGAAAAGTGTGGTGGAAAAATCTCAGATGTTCACAAGACTGCCATGCTACGGGAAGGCCGATGGATTGCCGGCAAAACAAACACCGAAGCTGGCGCGCGTTCCTATCATCTCTCCAGCCTCTTTTCCCCTGTCCTGACTTTTGGCCGGATTGCTGTTGAGTTCCTGAAAGCACAAAAGACAATTGAGGGTGAAAAAATCTTTGTGAATGGCTGGTTGGCCGAACCCTACCGGCCTTCAATTGCCGATGTGAATCCGGCCAAATTCCGAAAGCTCGAGGGAGATTATGAGCGAGGAGAACTCAAGGGGGATTTTCGGCTGCTGGGTGTTGATGTGCAGAGGGATCATTTCGTTTGGGTGTGCCGGGGATTTGATAAGGATGGCACAAGCTACCTGATCGACAATGGCACAGCTCCGGCGTTTTCTGAGTTAATGGAAATTGCCAAACGCTATCAAGCCTCGCATGGGTGCATTGATACTGGCTACCGGACTGCAGAAATGTATTCTGAAATCTACATGGCACGGCCATTCTGGTTTGGGATTAAGGGTTGGGAACGCCTTGCGACATCGTACAAAGTCACCCAGATCGATCCGGACTCGGCCAACGTGAAGGCCGCCAAACAATCAAAGGCCAGGATCAATCTTCTCCACGTGAATAAATCTGTTTGGGGAGAGGAGATGCTCAAGCGCCGATCAGGGAGCACGTTCAATTGGTGGCTCTATTCCAACATCGATCTGGAATACGTCAGGCAAATGCTTTCCACAAACTACCTCGAACGGGTGAACAAGGTTGGCCGGGTTGTTCATGAATGGGTTGTGGCCGGCCACCGGCAAGATCATTTTTGGGATGCAGAAATCTACGTGCTTGCCCTGTCTCAGATGTTCGGCCTGGGGGGTGCGGTCATGAAGGACAAGCTTGAAGGTCCACCACCCGAGACCCCCAAACAGAAGCAACGAATAAAGCCGGCAACGAGTTTTTGGGACTGAAATCCGGTGAAGCTAAACGATTCGGGCTTTTATGAAATGGGAACACTTGGACGAGGCGGCGAGGGAATCGAGTTCGACACCGAACCTTTTGACCGTGCAGTTGCCGGAATCTTGCATGCCTGGGATCCACCCATTGACATCAAGAAGGTGATCATGTCTGAGCTTGGTGCCGTCTTAGGAAAGGCATCAAATGAAACTTTGATGGTCGGCCCCAAAGGGAAAAAAAACAAAGCCTTCCGTGGTGCGCATGCTTACATCAAAAAGCGGTACACTTGGGGCAAGCGCATGGAAAAGGGCAAAAACAAGGGCAAGGCAAAAATGGATGTGTCAGCAGTTCCTGCAGTCAGGGTCGGCAACAAACTCTATTTTCGAGTTCACTACCATCAACCCTATGTATGGACAGCCATCCAGAAAAAACTTTCACGATTGAGAAAGACAGGATTGAAAGCAGCCGGATCATCCAAAGCCGCTTGGTTCTTAATGTTTGACCAGGCAATGAAAGTTACCGGCACGAAAGTGCCCAGGCCGAAATCATGGAAGCATCAACCGGAGATCAGAAAGGTCTTGAAGTTTATGAAGAAAAGATCTTCGAAGTGGACAAAAGCCACCACCGCAGAAGATGAAAGCAAAGGCCCCGATTTCGTTTTGAAAGTTTATAGTGAAGCACACAATACCTTGAACAAAGGAACGAAAGGAATCGCTGAATTCCAATCAGCGCTCAATGGCCGCCAAGCGTATATGGAACGGGTACTCGGAAAAAAAATGAAAGCCTCGATGGAAAAACTCCTGAAGAAGTACCCAGGCCTGGATACAGGATTGTAATGGCAAGCAATATCCCCATTGCGGATCTGGTCACAGCTCGGGACAACCTCCTTGTTGCCTATACGACAATCAGCACAAGTGCGACGGTTGAGTATTCACTTGGCGATCGTACCTTTCGCTATGAGGACAGGAACAAGATTTGGATGGAGATCAAGGAACTCAACAAGATCATTCTTCTGAGAGATTCAACAATCAATGCGCGTGGAGTCAACCGCGCTGACTTGCGGTCATGGAGTTAAAACAAGGCACCCCCAGTTTTTGGGCAAGGATGAAATCCGCTAGCAAGATATTGTTTGGCTATGATGCCATTACCAATTCACGCTACCGGAAAAATCGCGGACTCCAACCAATTCGATCAGAGGAGGTTGAACTAAATTCAGTTGACCGCGAGCGATTGATCTCAACCTTGATGAACCTCAAGCGGAATGATCCGGTGGCCCGCGCGATCTCTCGCCTCCGCAAGACTGATGTTGTGGGCTCGGGGATCTCACCGCAGCCTTCGACACTTTCAGACGACTACAACGAGCGCTTGTCGGACCTTTGGTCTGAGTGGAGTGAATACCCTGAAGTCACCGGAACAATGAACATGACCGGAGTTCAACAGGAACTTGCAGATGCAACTTTGTGGCAAGGGGATATTGGTGTGCTCCTCACGAATAAAGGCGACTTGCAATTGATCGAGGGGAACAGGATTGGCAACCCCTTCAATCAGATTTCACTTTCTGAAACCAGTGACGACAAGAACGGTGTGATCGTGAACAAGGTCGGCAAGCCGATGGCTTACAAGGTTGGCGATCGAATCAATGGAATGCTCCAAAATATCAAGAGTATTCCGGCCCGCAATTTCCTCCTGTACTACCGGCGAATGAGACCAAGCCAATGGCGAGGAGTGCCTGAGCTGGCGGCTGCAGTCAACTCATTGCAGGATGTTGCAGAGTATGAAGAAGTGGAAATGCTTTCGGCAAAGGTGAGTGCCAGTTTGTCCGCGGTCATTAAGCGGCATGACGCGCAACAATTCGAATTGGTTGACCGGATGCCCAGTGATGAACAGGACGACATCGGCCGCCTTGAAAAATTCGAGCCGGGTAATTTTCACTACCTTGAACCGGGCGAAGATATTTCAACAATCTCAAGTAATGGCCGGCCCAATGTGGAAGGGGTGGATTTCGTCATGTATCACATCAGGAAAGTCGGGGCGAGCGTGGGCATTCCGGTTGAGATGATTATGAACACGATCGGCAAGACGAGTTTTTCTGCGAGTCAGGGGTTGCTCCTCCAATATCAATCAGCCCTTGAAGATCAGCAAAGATCTCTCACCTATTTTTTGGACCGGCTTTTCCGGTGGAAGGTTGCCAGGTGGATTGCTGATGGAAAACTTGTTGCCCCTGCTGAGGTCAAGGATCCATTCAAAGCAAGATGGCAAACCCCTGCTTTCAAATGGGTTAACAAGACCGCACAAGTTCAATCCGATCTGAAATACATTCAGCTCGGAGCTCAATCCTTGGATGATGTTGCGAGCCAATTCGGATACACCGCAGAAAGTGTCCTCAGGCGAAAAGCTCAAAACATCCAAACCGCCGAGCGGATTGCCAAAGAATTCGGCCTGGATTCCTATCTTGATTTGTTCAATCCGTACGGACTCCAGGCTTCAGCGAATTGGACAGAGATTGTGGAGCAAGCCGGCGGTGATCCTATCCCGCCACCTGTTGCCACTAAACGACCACCCATAGAGTAGAATGTAAAAGATTTTAGTTATGAGAAAAAAAGTCCTTGCCTACCTCGAAAAACCGGATGCCAAAAAGTTGGCCGACCTGACAAGCATGGAGCAAAAATGGGCTGAGGCTCGTCTCAAGGGTAAAGAAAAGAAGCCCGCAAAATTCACCCACGCAAAGAAACTCATCAAGGGTGGTGACATCAAGGAATCTGCACGCTGGAGTGGTCCCTCCTCCCGGGCAGAAGATGATTATGTGGAGGAGCGTGGGTTTCTTCGATATGGAGATTGGTTCTTGGGTTTGGATGAAGAAGCGACACCTGACACGAAAGGACGTTTCAAGTATCCATTCACCGATGATTTCAAAACGATCTCTGTGAATGGACTCAAGGCGATTCGTTCCCGTTCAGCGCAGAATGACGAGGAAGATATTTTTGAGGCAGCCGGCCGCTTGCTTGAACTGATTGAGAAGCGCGGCGAGTATTCCAGCCAGGAGGATACCAAGCGCATCACCTTCCAGATGAGCGGAGGGGTCGTTGATCGGGAAGCCGCCACTATTCGCGGGGTTTCAATCCTTGAGGCCGGAGAAGCTCGAGGCCACCGCATGATGGTTTCTGATCGTACGCTTGCCACTTCAATGGCACTCTTGGCAGGGAATGTTCTCCCGGCCTATGTGACCCACTCAGGTGCGGCATCCGACAGGCTGCTTGATGAGATCGGCGCATTCTCAGATTTCTACACTGATGGCGACAAGATCCGCGCACGCTTTGAAGCTTTGCCAAGTTTCCAAACCCACGAGCCAGAGCGATTCGATCGCCTTTTCGATTTGGCCGAAAAAATGCCCGCGACCTTCGGCGTCTCAATCGTATTCGAGGGCTCCTTGTTTTGGGAGACAGATGAAGCCGACCAACCTTTTGAGGGATTTGCGGACCGTCCGGAAGAAGCTTCTTTTGAACTTCCCACCATTTCGCCGGCAAGAATTTTTTCCGCTGATTTCGTAGACACCCCTGCTGCCACCGCAAGTCTTTTCGCTGAGCAGCTAAACGACCAACCCAAGAGTGAGGACATGAGCAAACCTGATACAAAAAATCTTGACGAGTCAGCAAGCGCTGAGCTCGAGCGCCGTCGTGCCGCCGATGAGGCGGAGGAGGCCCAAGCACCTCCGGTTCCAACCGAGGAAAAACCCGCCAAGAAAAAGGCCAAGAAAAAGGCAGGACTTGATGAGACTCCTGAGGAGATTGCCGAGGAGATTGCCGAGGAGATTGCCGAGGAACTCCCGGCCGAGGAGACCGCTCGAATCCCGGAGGCTCCCGAATTATTGAGCGCCACGCTCACCGAACTCAATACACGGATTGGCGAACGGGATCGTTTGATTGGAACCCAATCAGATCGGATCACGGAACTTGAACTTGAAAACCGCGCTTTTCGTCGCGCTCTCGCCGGCTCCGAGGAGATGGCGGCCGAAGGTGAAGGCGAAGAACCTCAAGAGCAAACTCCAGGCGCGCTCAAAGATGCGGCAATCAAACAATATCTCGAGGCCCATCCGTCGCATAACCGCATTACGGCAATCCTTGAGGTCGGCAAAGTAAATCCAGAAATCTTCAACAACTAAAAAAATCATGGGATCAACAACCTCACAAGCATCGGGCCGAACCTTTCAGGCAACGGCGGCGGCGATTGACGCATACTCGGTCGTGGCAGTAGACTCATCGGGCACGATTAGTGTTTCGGGAGACAACGCAACCGACCTCACCATCGGGGCCGTCACGGAGGACGTCGCCGCGAGTGGTTACGGCAACGTGCAATTATTCAATGCCGGCGGCACCGCACAACTACTTTGCGGTGGCGACACGATCGCGGTCGGCGCCAAGGTTTACACCGACGGCACCGGCAAAATCGGAACGGACTCCAGCAACCTTGCTATCGGTTATGCGCTCCTCGCGAGCTCAACCGATGGCGATGTGATCGAGGTCGTTTGCAAACTCCATCTCGCCTAAACTTTAAGGAAAAAAAACTATGAGCATATTTGCATCTTCAGCAGCATCGTTCCAACCGGTTATTTCGGAAGCCGTCAACGCCGTCGGGCGCAATCGTTTTGCCGGGGCCATCGTCCTCCCGTTTTACGCGGTGGACCAAAGCCACGGCAAGTACAGCAAAATAACTGCTGCGCAATTCGATAACGACATCACCAAGCCGCGCGCGGCCGGAAGCAACTTTGCTCAAACCTCGAGCGAGTTCACCGCCGCCACCTTCGAGTGTTTGGAGTATGGCGCCGAGAATAGCCTGGACGATCTCGACATCGCCAGCGCCGAGAGCGACGCCCAGCTCGACATCACAACTGTTGCCGCGAACCAACTCGCTGATGATCTCATGGTCGGTCACGAGATCCGGGTCGCCAATGCACTGAGCGGTGCGAGCTTCACGAGCACGGCGGCGACGGCGGCGATGAGCGTGGTCGCATCCGCGACACCGATTGCCGACATCAACAACGCGGTCTTGCGCCTTAATTCTGATGGAGTTTTTGACAGGATCCATCTCATCATTGAGGCAAGCCTCTACGCCGAGATGTTGCAGACGGACGACATGCGCAACCTGATAAATGGATCAGGCAATATGGTTTGGGCAAAAGACCAGGTGGCTCGGGTGTTGGGAGTGGATGAGATTGTGATCGCAAACACGCGTTACAATTCTGCGATCAAGGGACAAAGTGCGAGCCGGTCAAGCGTGTGGCCGACCACGAGTTATTACGTCGCGCAAGTCGCTGACGGTCCCTTCGTCAATGGCGGTATCGGTCGCACCGCATACTACTCCGCCCGCGGCGGGACGTTTACCTCGGAAACTTTCCGAACCGAACAACCGCCGGCGAGTGTGATTCGGGTGCGGATGAATGCCGACGAGTTGATCATCAACGCGGCCGCCGGCGAAACTATCTCGGGCGCTTAACTAAAGCGCCTCAATGCCACCCCCGCGCGCTTATGTCTTGGGCGCCGGGGGTTTTTAATTGTGGCACATTATACGACAGCGCAACTCTCGGCCGATCTCGATCACGCGATCACCGACTTTCAAGTCACCCTCACGACCGTTCTCCCTACCTCATCAGTCGGGGTGGAGTTCACCGCAAGTCAAGAGTCATTGCTTTCCGGATTCATTGTTGAGGACTCCGG